TGAGAGCCGTGCGGAGGAAGCCAAACACAAGCCAGCCGCGCTCAACGAGTTCCTTTGCAAAACTCTGAACGTGTGGGTTTCGGCAAATGCCGCTTGGCTGGACCGCGCTCACTGGGACGACCCTGCTTGCCAAATCGTTGAACGCGAACAGCCTCCAGAGGCCGTATTCATTGGGTTTGACTTGGCGGCGACGCGAGATTTGAATGCTGTTTGCACGCTGAAACGATACGGCGAACTGGACTACGAGGCTGAGTGGCAGTTTTTCTTGCCCGAGGAAAGCCTCGCATTCATCCCGAAACACTACGCCGACATTTTCCGTGTGGCTATTGACAGCGGCATCCTCAAATTGACCGAGGGCAACGTGATGGACGACAGGGAAATCAGCGACTACATAATTAACCAGCAATGCAAGAAGTATGACGTTAAGGAAGTCGGCTACGACGCTTACAACGCCGCCTCGCTGGTCGCTCGTTTGCATGATGCTGGTGTTCCTGTGAAAAAGGTGGGTCAAGGCATGGCAGTCTTGAACAACCCGAGTAAATACATCGAGAAGTTGATTTTAAACAAGCAAATCAAACACGACGGCAATCCTTTTGTTGGTTGGCAACTTGGCAACTGCGAGGTTTACACCGATGTGAACGGAAACATCAAAGTTCGCAAGAACGAAGCCGATAAAGCCGCGAAAGTTGACGGAATAATCGCACTTATCATCGCTTCACATTGCTCGTTGGACAATCCATTCGTTAGCAACAGTTTTGGTTTCAGAGCGTTTTGATATAACATCGAGGCAATTCAGGAGAAAAACATGGCAATTTTTGACATTTTCAAGGGAAAAAAGACGACTCAGAACGAGTCGAACGTTGTTCTCGGTCAACTCCAACTGGGTAACCAAGTTGTCATTGGCGACCAAAAAAGTCAGCCCTCGCAACAACTGTTGTATGTCACGACTTCCAGCACCACAACCGCTGGTCGAGTCATGGATATTTCGGGACTCACCCGCAACTCTACTGTGATGGGTTGCGTTGGCGTGAAGGCCCGTGCGCTTTCTCAATGCTCAATCTCTATCGTTTCTAAGAACGACGACGGCACGTTTGTTGATGCAATCAAAGACAAAACCGTTGGAAGCCGCGACAAAGCCAAAGCAAAACAGGTGTTGAACCTGTTGAACGCGCCAAACAACTTCCAAAGCGGCTACGAGTTCTGGTATCAATGGTGTATGTGGCAAGACTTGGCTGGTGAGACTTTCACCCTGCTGTGGCGCGACAAGCAAAAGGATTCCACCGCAACGCCAATCGAGATGTATAACCTCGACGCGACACTTATCACGGTGAAACTGTCCGATACGCGTTATCCGCAATATGTTTTGAGTTCGCCGTCATACGGATTCAGCAAGGACACGCCGCTTGAGTATTTCCAAGTGATGCACATAAAAGAAGCCGCATGGCAAGGTTCGTCAGGCTTCAACAAAGGCATTTTGGCAACGGAACTGGTCGCACTTGACCAAGACATTGACATTTATGCCAACTTCATCATGCAGAACGGCGCAAAGCCGACGGGCATTTTCTACACCGACCAAGTAATTCCTGACGCGAAGTTCAAGGAAATCGCCTCGCGCATCAAAGAGACTTGGAACGCCATGACAGGCTCACGCGCAACCGACCCGAGCAAGGCTGGTCAAGGTATGTTGCTTGACCAAGGCATGAAATACGACCCAATCAAGATGCTGACGTTGCAAGACGCTGATGCCGCCGCGCTTAAGACGCAAACGATGAAACGCATTTGCGGCGTGTTCGGTGTGCCTCCAGCAATGCTCGGTATCGCAGACCAGAAGTACAACAACACGCAAACCATGCTCGACGAGTTTTACAAAACCGTCATGTACCCTATGGTCATCAACATCGAGCAGAAATTGAAGTCTCAACTGTTGCGCGGCTATCCGAACCTACACGTTCGTTTCGACACCAAAGACTTTTTGAAGGGCGCTCCGCTCGACCAAATGAATTTCGTGACAGCGGGTGTGAAAAATGGCATCATGACACCAAACGAGGCGCGTGAATATCTGAATATGCCAGAAATCGACGGCGGCGATGAACTTGTTTCTAGCGGCGGCGGCTCTGGTGGCGATACGCAAATTGGCGGCACAAGCCCTCAAGACACAGGTGGCGGTGGTGGAAATCAGCGCAATAAAATGAACATCGGTACGAAATAATGAGCGCAATCAATAAAGTGCTTGCATTTCTTGCTTCACAAAGACGGAAGTCTGATGTTAAACTCTGCGCCACAGAGAAACCCCACAAGATACAAGACGACAACCAATCTATTCACAACGGGGTGATAAATGAAACAACTGAATCTGGTATGCGAGGCGAAAGTCAGCCTGTCGCAAAACGCAAACGAGGCCGCCCAACCAAGCGGTCAACTTGAAGCCCGAGTAACTACTTGGGGTGCGCGAGAAGGCGCTGACGGACGCAAATTCAATTACCAGCCAGAAGGCTTTGCAGATTGGGCCGCAGAGTTCTCTGAGGCTGGCAAACCTTTGCCAATGTTCTTGAATCACAACGACATGGGTATGCCAATGGGTGAGTGGAACTCGTTTGAGTTTGACGACACTGGCATGACCGCAAAAGGCCGCTTGTATCTCAACACAGTTGGCGGAAACGACCTGTATCAAATCCTCAAAGAAAGCCCCAATATGTTTGGTGGCGTTTCTGTTGGCGCATACGCCGAAGAAGCGATGTACGTCAATGCTGATGGCGAACCATTCTCTGCTGGACCAGACGGTACTGTGTGGAGCAACCCAGATTTCAATTACGAAGATGCGTATTTCCAAATCACAAAAGGTGGTTTGCGTGAAGTGTCTGTCGTGATGTACCCAAACAATCCCGATGCAGAAATTCAAAAACTCGAAGCGTTTGACGCTAACGGCAATTTGAATCCAAGAGTTTTGGAAAAGGCTTTGCGTGAGGCTGGCCTTAACAAAAAGGATGCGACCACCGCATCTAGTATCTTCAAACGAGTAATGGGCGAGCGTGATGCTTCCGTGAAAGTTGAAGTGACCCCAACTCAAGGTGATCTTGATGCGGTGGTGACCGAAGCCGACGAACTGCTCCGCGCTCTTGAGTTGCGTGAGTTGTCGAAAGCACTCTCCAAACGCCTGAAATAAGGAAACGAAAATGTCAGTTGAAAAAATCCTCGAAAAAGTTGACGCGATTGAAGCCGCTCAACTCACCAAAATCGACGAAGTGAAAACCGAAGTCGCATTGACTGTTGAATCTGCAAAAGCAGAAATTCAAGAGAAAATGTCTGCCCTAGAAGCCAAAGTTGCTTCCATCCAAATGCCCGAGTTCATTCGCGCTCCTCACAAAACCATCCGTGGTGATGTGAACCGTCGCGTCCGCGAGCAACTGGCTGGTTTCAGCAAGGGTTCTAACAAGATGCACACAGAATTGAAACTGTGGGAATCCGAAGACCAACATTCCGCATACCTGAAAGAAGCCTCGTCTTTGACAGGCTCTGGCGCTGGCATCGGTGGTCGTACTGCGTATGACCCTGTGTTCCACGCACTGCGTTTGATTAACCCAATGCGCGGCGTGTCTCGCAACGTGGCTACTGACGGTTCTACCTATCAGTTCCGCGCTAAGACTGGCAACGCTGGTGCAGCATGGGGCTATGCAATTCAGAACAACGGTTCGGCTACTACTGAAGCCACGAACATTTGGCAACTGAACATGCAAGACATCAACGTGCAGTTCCCTATCCGTACTGCCGCTCTTGATGATATTGACGGTTTGGAATCAAACGTCGTTGACGATATGTTGTCTGAATTCAGCCAACAAGAAGGTCTGTCAATGATTTTGAACAACGACCAATCTGGCTCGACTACCACCGCTTACGGTGCGACAGACGGCTTGCGTGGCTTGAACCAATATCCTGGCGCGAACGCCTCTTACGCTGGTGGCACTATCTCCACAGCCGCTTTCGGTACTTCTGGTACTGGCGCAACTGCTGGTTTGCATAGCATCGCTACATACGACCAAATCACAACCAACGGTTTTGGCTCTGCCAACAACGTCGTGTTTGCTGACTTGATTAACTTCATCCACTCACTGCCACAACAATACTGGTCAAACGGTAACAAGTTCATCATCAGCCCAATGATGCTGGCTGGCATCCGTGGTTTGGTTGACGACAACGGCACGCCCGTGTTTGAGCGTATGTCTCCACTGGTGTCTGACGGCATCGTTGGTAAGTTGTTGGGCTTTGACGTTGTGGTGAACAACTACCTCGAAAGCCCAATCGCTAAAGGCACAGAGGCTGGCACAAACAGCCAATACCCAATGTACTTCGGCGACTTCCAACGTGGTCACACCATCGTTGACCGCTTGAGCATGGTGTTGCGCCGCTACGAGCAAACGGCTCCCGGATTTATCACCTTCTACGGTGAAAAACGTCTGGCAACCAGCGTGGTCGATCCTTTCTCGATCATCCGCTACCGCTCTACTGCGACTGGCGCTTAATAAAAGCGGGGGGCTTCGGCTCCCCTCTTTTTGTTTTTTCAAAGGAATTATCCAAATGAGTGCATCACAAAAAATCATCGACGGCATCAAACAAGCCATCAACGAAGGC